CTCTGTCAGCAACAAATACTGACCATGTTTTACGCCATTCTTTTGTTCCTACTTCTGCCCAACTTACAGGGTTACCAACTGTTGTATAATCAACGCCTTTGTAGTACATTCTAACTACATCAGACACTGTAACTACAGCATAAGAGCCTACTTGTCCTACACCACTTGCTGGAGTGTTTCCGTCAAGTTTATCAGTATCAGTAGAATTAATAATAATAGGTGCTTTGTTAGCAAACTTTTGACCATCGAGTGTAGCTGGATTACCATCCCACTGGAAAATGCCCCAAGTTGTACTTTGCGTATCAAGCCACCATTGACCGTCATTTGGATTTGCTCCCGGTACAGTTGCTTGTGCTGTTAATTCATTTAGATCGATATCAGCTCTAACAACAAATGCAGAGTTAGCAACTCCTAAGAATGAATAAGCAGACTGAAGTCCGTATTCGTTTTGTTCGTCAGCGTGTCTTGGACCGCCGGAAACTGTTTGTTTAAAAACTGGTGTACCAAAAAAGTCAACTAATTCTCTTTGACTTGAAACCTTGTATACTTTACCTACGTTTGCCGCCAATGTTCCTTGTGCGATTCCAGTAGCTGAAGCGTTCTGTTTATCTTGGGCAGTAGCAACAACGATAAGTGGAGTGGTACCTCCGTCTGCGGGAGTGTAAAAACTCTCGTCAGTTACCGTAACTTGCACGCCTGGTGATTGTAGTGCCATTCGATTATCTCCTGATGGTTAAATTCTTGTATAGATATTTATCGGCATCAGACAAAAATGCGGTGTAAACAACACTGAAAAAGGGGTAAAAAAGGGTAAGTATTAGTATGAGACCATTATGTAAATGCGGTTTACGGCCTGCCGCTGTAAACTATAAGAAGAACGGTAGGACTTATTATCGCAAATTATGTGAAGTATGTGTTAACCACGGTGAGGGACATGGTATTCCTAAATGGTATACTTTTGGCTATAGAATGAAGGACTCATGTGACAAATGCGGGTTTAAAAGTAAACACAAAGAAATATTCAATGTATTTCATATAGATGCTAACATGAACAACTGCCGTCCTAGTAATTTAAAGACTATATGTGCTAACTGTCAACGGACACTTCAGAAAGAAGGTAGTCGCTGGAAACAGGGAGATCTAACCCCCGATTTTTAAAAATAGTGCGCATTAAAATATCAACATTCTTTTTCAAACGATCTAAATCACCGTTATTGTCAATAGTATAATCACACATCCATTGTTCAATAGACATACTGCTACCTGGTTCTAAATGACAATGATCTGTGCGGTCTACCCAAATAGCATAATCAAAAATTTCTTCATTTTTCATAGCGAAGAATTCACGCTTGTTACGTAGTCCACAATAGATATCGTGTTTGGCAAACAGATTACGCCCTAACCGTGCTAGGTCATCTCGACAATAATTGTGTATCATATTGTACCATTCAGTACGATGCTGGTGACGATCAGAGTAACATGCTTCTTCGTCTGTATAACCATATTTGTCCTTTAGCTCATCAAATATAAAAAGCTCACTACAAAACTTTGAACTTGATTGGAATGTATAACTGTATGCTTCTAGCATTTCACATACAGTATCTTTGCCGTGTCGACCATGACCGACAACTAATAGTTTGGGTAGCTTATTCATTTATTATTACCTTTGATTGTCCAACTCCAACGGAGTTATTTGCGAATGAATTAAAACCAACGCTATATCTATCACCTATTTCGTTGATGGGGACTTCATGCTCTAAATGACTTGGAAACATAATAACGTCTCCAGTCTTAGGCTGTACAACATACCTTTCTAAGTTTAACATGTTAATATTGTTTGGTATAGGTTTTACTGTTTGATGAAACAAGTTAGTATACGACGATGATTTATTAAAAATAATTGGAGATGATTCAGCAGTAACTTCCGGATAGTATACACCACTAATCATAGCGCACTCGTGTGTATGACTTTGAATCCAATCGCCAGGCTGTGTCTTATTAAGCCAGCTAGTTGTAATTTTTAAATCTAATGAAACATCTAATGTTTTTACAAATTCATCTATAGCAAGTTGTATTTTAATTTTTATACTTTTCATTTCCGGTTTATCAAGAAAATACATTCCTTTTGATGTTTCAACAAGTTCGTCATCTAAGTGATTTCTTGCGGCTTGTCCTGATGGAAATTCAAGGTTTTTCATCCACGCTAACTTTAACGGATCTAGTTGTCCGATATTAATGGCCGCTAACGGAATTGGGAATAATTCTGTAACCTTAAGCATCTATATAGTATATGATAAAACAGCGACGCTGTCAACCATTAATACCAAGATTTGGCTTTTTTTGTACTTCTTGGATTGTTCAATCTATTTGCTAACACACTTGCTGTGTTAATAGATTTTGTACGCTGTTGACGTCTCGCCTGGGTTGGCCCAGTTCTAGCCCTAGTACGTTTCATTTGTTGTGATTTTGCTACATTAGGATGATCAAAACATTTTGACGGATGGCTTACCTGTCTACTTTTTCTAGGACCTGAAGCACAACGAAACTTTTGTTTTACTGTGCCGCCTCTAGCGTCTTTTTTGCCTACACCCCAAACCATTTTAGCGGCTTCCATGTAATAGGCTTCGTAATCTTCTGATGTAAATTCTAACGCTTTCATTGTCTATCCTATAATTAAACTATAACCTGAGTTATTGCTTCCTGCTACAGAAGTTACCAACTCCATAGTTAGTCTTTCTAAATCTGCTTGTGCTTCTGCTTTTAAGTTAGCACCGTTAAGGGCAGTACCACCTTGTGGGCCAGCAATACTGGCAAACTTCTCACGTGCCTGTGCCAACATCATTTTACAGTTAGCAAGTGTATAATCTTTGATCCATTGTCCTGCGTATACATCTTTAATTATGCTTACATCAGGTCTTCTATTAAAAACGTGAAGTGCTACTTCTTCTTCTGATCTTGGTCTTTGATGTATAAACAGTTTTTTAGTTTCTGAATTCCATGAAAACTGAATAAAACTACCAAATGTTTTACCAACACGCTCTTGATAACCAGCAAACAATTCATATGTTGCTAGTCCTCCCATGTTAGTTGAACTTAGAAGATATGTATTAGTGTATGCCAAGTTAAACGGTTCAAATACTGTGCCGCCTTGTCCGCCGCCACTACGTGACCCAATGCTTCTACGGTATACTTCACGTACCATTTGAATTTCATCAGGTAGTGTGTATTCATTTTGGTCTAATGATAATTTTAAAAAAGCAAAACTTTCTTCAACAGCATTGTCACTGCGTTGTCTAAACACACCCAATGCCCGTTCTAACCCAGTTTCGTAATGCTCGGGATCTAATTCAACATCAATCATACCTTCACCTAGCATGTTACGGCAATAATCGAATACTTTTTGTTTTTCTTGATCTAATTGGCTCATGCAAGTATTTATCGTAACGATAAATATGTGTATGCCAAGATTAAGTTTATATCGCCCAGAAAAGGGCAACGACTACAAATTTATAGATAAAACCGCCTGGGAAATGTTCCAAGTAGGGGGTACAGACGTACTTGTACACAAATACATAGGACCTGGGGATCAAGCTGACGGAGAATATTCGCCATCAGTACCGAATTACGAATCAAGCACATCAAGGCCTGAAACACGTATTCAAGATATGCTATTTTTAGAAAATAGAGATAGAAAATACGAGCCTGATGTATATCCACTACGCGGTGTTTACAACGTAAACAATATTGATTTTAATTTAAGTCAGTTTGGTTTGTTTTTACAGAATGACACACTGTTTGTTACTTTTCATATTACTGATACTGTTGAAAAACTTGGTAGAAAAATTATGGCAGGTGATGTAATAGAGTTACCTCACTTAAAAGACGACTATGCGTTGAACGATTTAGCATTTGCTTTAAAAAGATTTTATGTTATTGAAGAAGTAAATCGTGCCGCAGAAGGTTTTAGTGTAACATGGTATCCACATCTATATAGAGCAAAATGTACACCGTTAGTAGATAGTCAAGAATTTAAACAAATACTTGATAAGGTTGCTGACGATGAAAACTTTAAAGGCAAATACAATTCAGAAATACAATATGAAATTGGTGATGTTGTAGAGTACGAAGGTGTAAACTATACCGTAACTGAAACAGTAAAAGGAATTGCTCCGCCAGACAGTACATATTATAAATTTGCTGATAGACTTAGAGACATAATGAGTACGTATGAAAAAGAGATGCAGATTACTAATGCTGTTCAGGATCAAGCAGAGGCTGATGCTCCAAAATCAGGATACGATACAACACACCTATTTACAGTTCCAATTGATCCTGAAACAGGACATATTAAAACAGTTAATGCTAGTAACATAGATACAGATGCTAGTCAAACAGGTAATGCTCAAGACGCAAGTGTTATATTAGCAACTCCTGTTCAAGATGG